GACAAAGGCAAGGTGATTTGGGAAAAGAAAGTTTCTGACGAAGAGCATCTGCTTCCTTTTGTTTTCGGTCAATCCTTCTAAGAAGTCTTTGTGCCTGTTTCATGTATTCTTTTGCTGTCATGCCGTGATCTCCTCCAGCATTCTTTTTACCTCCTCCACAGAACGGACGATGGCAGCGTTTCCGCCGCATTTTTGTATTTTGCGAAGAACCGATTCCTGCAAAGCAGTTGCTTTCCCTTTCTCCGTTTTTACTTCAAAGGCAAAGAACCTGCCGCCAATGCAGGCGATCACATCGGGGATTCCTGCCGTTCCATACATCCCGCCATGCTCCTTCCAGCAAAAACAATTCGGCACGGTTTTCAGATACCTCAAAATCGCCCTTACGATATCCGCTTCTTTCAAACTGCTCACCTCTTACCTCTTTACTGATTTTACAGGGAAATTTCTATTATACTCATAAAAAATGAGAAAATATATGGGGATATAAAATAGGAAATATATAAAAGATTACGGGAATTCCCTGCAAAGCCTGTAAACCCTGTCAGAAAGCTGTGCAGACCTCTCCCCTGGCAAGCTACACATGGCTTTCTGAAAAGCTGATGCCTCTCCACGTTCTCCGTTTTCCGGTTCTGTCTGCTGCTTTCACGACCGTGGGAAAATTTGCTTCCAGTTCGTTGTTGAAATTCTGCTGACTGTATGGAGCCATGCCGCAGCTGTCACAGTATGCTTTATACCGTGCAAAGAACTCCATTCTTCCCACTTCTGCATCCATTTGCAAAGTACAGCAGTCCCGAACAAACGCCAGCACACTGTTGCTGTCTTCCCGGTATTTCTGAAGTTCCTGTGCATTTGCCTTTGTTTCTGAAAAATGAAAATGATTCTGCATCAGCCGCCGCAGTCCTTCTAAGGCAAATTGAAAGATCCCATCTGCTTCACAGCGGAACTTCTCCAGAAGTTCCGGATCTCGCTTGTCCTCCGGCACAGAATGATTGAACCGGACAATGATCAGACGGCGGTAAAAGCCCTCCGATTTGTCCCCATAGTTCTTCGGAATGCTGTTGCAGGAAAAGAGCAGCCTCGCATAGGGCTGAAAAGAAAAGGGATTTTTGTTTTTCTTTTCCACAGTCAGATAATCCTCTCCGACCAACGCCTTGAAAATGCCGTTGTCTTCAATGCCCTTTGTGGGCAGCTCTGCACAGATATTCGCCCACTTGCCAAAAAGTTCTGCGGTCTTGAATCGATCATTCAATGCCTGCCATGCTACATTGGACACATTTTCTTTTCCCAGCAGAAGTTCATTCAGCACCCGTAGCAGCACAGACTTCCCGGCACCGCCTTTTCCCACAATGATAAAGCACTTCTGGGCATGATTGACCGGAATGAGAAAGTAGCCCAGCATCTCCTGAATCAGCGTCACCTGATCCTCCTCCACGGATTCATGCAGAAACTGCAGAAATCTGGGACACTTTGCACCGGACATATATCGCACATTCAGCTGTACCGTAGACAGATACTTTGCGGTGTGTTCCGATAAGGTTTCGTCCAGCACATTGTACAGTCCATTTCGCACATTGATGAGATAGGGATTGGGATTGAGTTCCCGAATATCCTTCTGCACCTGCATCTTCCATTGTCCTTCGGTATCATTGATCTGAGACAGCTTTGTGTATCTGGTCAGCATTTTATCCCGTACCATATTTCTTGCTGTCAGTTCCGTAATGCTATGATAAACGCCATTTTCATAGCAATAATACTGCTCTGCGGAATAAAACACGGGGGCATTCTGTGTCATGTATTCTGCAAGCACACCGGGCAGAAACTTCGGACCCCGTTCTGTCATTTCATACCAGTCGGGAATTTCCATGCCGGAGCGATGCTTCCGTGTTTCGGATTTGTTTTGAAATGCTTTGTACAGTTCTTTTTGCAGAGCAAGCAGCGGCTTGACATCTGCATTTTTGAAACCGAAATGCTGCTTTAAATCGTAATGGATCATCGATTCGGCAGTCACGCTGTCCACATTGTAAAGATATTCCGACACAAAGTTTCGTGCAGTCTGCAAATCTTCCACCACGGCATTTTGCACCTTTTGCTGCAGCAGCAGTGCCCGAATGCCATCAATGGAAAGCGGCTGAAAACACAGAGCCGCAGGAGATTTACAGCTGCACTGTCCACTTCGCAGCTTTGGGCAGGAAAAGCCTTTCTCTGCAATGGTGCGGCAGGTCATAGGTTTTGTTCCGCTGCGGCGAAAATGCTGGATCTTATTCTGCGTTTCTTCAAAAGAATACTTCGGATACGGCTTGGAGTATTGATGTATGACCGCTGCACCGCCTTCAAACACACTTAAATTGGAGATCATCGCATACCAGTCATGTTCAGAAAGTACAGCTGCATTGTCCCGGCAGTACTTGATAAAATCGCATTCTGCTTCTACAACGCCGATTCCTTTCTGTTCTCCATGCAGCGGTACTTTCGGTTGTTCTTCTGCTTCTTGCGAAACCGGCAGTCTTTCTATCAGCTGTTCCTGTGTGTATCTTCGTTCCGGGTGAAACGAGATGCACTCCACCAAGACCGGTTCTTTCTTGCAGTGATAGAATCCCGGCAGACGCATGACACGGCTTTCGTTGACGCAGGCAGGATCTCCGCCGAAATGCTGCACCAGTGCCTTTTGAATGGGGCGAAACAATGACACCTTTGCCTCTTTGACAAACCAGTATGTATGCAGCGATTTTCTTGTTCTGATAACCATAGACGGCGGCAGCGGAAACGCATCGATGAGTGTCTGCTGTTCCTCGAAAGTTTTATCGTCCATCTCCACAAACTGTGCATTGATGCGAGTAATGCTGTCATCGGTCTGACCACCGGAGTTCACCACAAAAAAGATGCCATGATTTTTCTGGTTATGTTCTTTCAGAGTGGACTCTACTGCAAAGAATTTTCCTGCCTCCACGGACATTTTGGCACCGGTAAAGATGCCTTCTTTCCGATCATCAAAAATACGCAGACATACGGTATCATCCGGATGAAAGATCGCATTGATCACGTCCTGTGCCGATATGTTCATACAACTTCCTCCATCTCTTCTGTGAAATATCGAATCGGCATATGCCTGCGTTTTGCCCATTGGATCTCCTGTGTCATGCCCTCAGAAATACTGCTGCCGAATACCCACAGCTGGACACATTTTGTCAGAAGCACATAATTCATGAACATTGCAGTTTGCCGGTCTTCCCCTAGGGTATCGTCCAGAAACTGTGGAAAAAGCAAATGCGGTGCAATGGGAATACTGTGATGTACTACCGCAAAACGACTGTATTTCCGGGCATTTTCAATGTTTTCATTGGTATTGCCACGATAGGGAGAACAGATATATACAAGCGGTCGGAATGCCGCCAGTCTCCGTGTCTTTTTCTCCTCGCTCTCTATTCTTTTCATTGCTTCAAATTCGGTTGGCGAGAAGTATCCTTCCTTGTTGTGTGTTTCTGCCAAGTTCATTCCTCCAGTTCCTCTAAATTGCCGAAGCTTTCTCCGGCAGATGCTTCTGCCACAAGGGGCAGATCAAACTCCGGAAACGGCTGCTGTTCCATACAGCCTTTCACAAAAGCCACTGCTTCCTGCAATCTGTCTTTCGGAATGAGAAACGTCAGTTCATCGTGAATCTGCAGGATCGGTCTCAGCCATGGGCGTGACGGCAGTCCTTCTAAAATACGGACAATTGCCAGCTTCAGAATATCCGCAGCCGTTCCCTGAATCGGGGTATTCAAGGCACATCGTTCCGCAAAGGACTGCAGTCCCCAGTTGTCGCTGCGAATATTGGGAAGATACCTTCTGCGTCCCAGCCAGGTTTCTGTATACAGTTTCTGCTTTGCGATCATCTTTGTTTCATTCTGCCAGCCCGTCAAAGCCGGATAGCCAGCCTTCAGATTGCGAATGATTTCTTCACATTCCGGTATAGATTTCTCTACGCCTGCCTTGAACTTCAATGTGCTCTGCAGTCCCTTTGGAAATAGCCCGTAAAATGTGCCAAAGTTCACGTTCTTGGCGATGGTACGCTGTTCCTTGTATTCCGGTCGATGCTTGTTTTGTGCTTCTGCATAGGTACAGCCAAAAATGACGGCAGTGGTTGCCGCATGAATATCCTCGCCGTTCTGATAGGTTTCCATCATCGTCTTGTCCCGGCAGTAGAATGCTCCCACACGCAGTTCGATTTGCGAAAAATCGAGAGACAAGATCAGATGATTTTTCGGAGCCTGAATAAAATTGCGGACACCGATGGGATCGTTGCTTTTTCTGGGGCAGTTCTGTAAATTGGGATTGCGGCAATTCATTCTTCCTGTTTCCGTGGACAGAGCAAAGAAATCCGGATGGATCTTTCCGGTTGCAGCGTTTCGGAATTTCAGATAGCCGTCAATGTAGGTGGACTTGATCTTGCCCCATTTCCGGTATTCCTGTACCAACGTAAACAGTGGAGAGAGTTCCGGACGATTGGCATCACACCATTCCTTCAGCAAGATCATAGACGCATCATCTGCTGCTTCTCTGTTGGATGCAGTGACTTTCATAACAGGCAGTTTCAAGGTCTGATACAGATACTCCTTGAAAGCTTTAGTGCTGCAGTTTGCTCCAATGGAAATGTCGCCAATGAGCATTGTGATCTCATTTCGGATACGCTGCATTTGCTGTTCTGCCTCCTGCTGATGCTCTTTCATCAAGTCTACATTCACAGGCACGCCGTTGTATTTCATCAGCCCTAAGTACACCGCTGTCGGTGATTCGATCTGTTCCACAAGATACCGATGTTTCGGCAGAAAACGGTCAAACCAGTTGTTGAAAATATAATACAGCCGCAAGGCAAAATCAGAGTCCGCACAGCCATAGCGTATTGTTTCCATATCCTGTGCATCCAGTTCGTCAAAGTGTCTGCCATTTGTAACATCCGAAAAAGTGGGCAGCCGTTCATGACACGATTCTTCCGCCAGTTTTTTCAGACCGCTGTCAGCAAGTTTGCGAAATGCGTAGTTGTTTTTCAAGGTCATTTGTGCTGCACAAATGGTATCATACACCGGCGGCTGTATGACGATATCCCGTTGACAGGATATTGCAGATTCAAAGGCAATATTGTGAGCAACTTTGACGATATTTTTGTTTGTGAGAAAGTTTTGCAGAAATCGAAAAAAAGCAATGCCATCCATGTTTCTTCCAATTTTATGAGCAACAGGAACATAGATTCCCGTATGCTCTTTGGCGGAAAAGCTGCACCCGACAATATGACTTTTTGCCGGATCAAGAGCTGCCTTTTCTTCGATGCGGTAAGGCTCATCCGGTGCAGTTTCATAGTCAAAAGCCACAACGGCGGCATTGCTGACATACTGCTGAATTTCCTGCACCGAAGTGACACATCTGTAATTCTCCATAGCGTTCTCCTCAATTCAGCGGCTCCATGACTTCGCCGGTTTCCGGGTCCACACGCAGTGCATCTTCTGTATCATAGCCCACATTTTTACTAAGAGCCTTGACCTGTTCTGTCACAGCTGCGATCAGCGGATATTCTTCCGGTGACAACACCCGTTCTACAGCAAACTGTGCCTGGGAATAGCTCATGCCTGTGCTGCTGACGGCTTTTTTCAGTGTAAATTTTGTTACCACAGCATTGGAATTCTTGTATTTGGGGATCACACGCATCAGATAACGAGTAAAGGACTTCAGAGAACCGGTAGGCAGAGACAGAATTACCGGAAAAATATCGCCCTCCCGAAGCAGATACAGACGACGGCGATTCTTGCAGGCTTTTGCACCGTTCTTTCCGGATCCATACTGATTCAGCGGGCAGGAATCACAGCTGCCGCCGGGATTTCCTTCCCCATGATGCCCGTCAAAACTGCCGCAGTCCGGTGGATTGGAGCCACCCTGATATTCGCTTTGGTAGTAGGCATTCAAAGAATGCTGATAGAGGATCACAGCGGAAAACGTTTTTACCGTGTCCGGTTCCTCCGGATTCTCACCGGGAATTTCAAACATCACACCGCCGCCGGATGGGATCTTAACTCGTTCAAATGCAGCAGACAAGCCGTCCATTTCTGCACACATCACATCGGCAAGATCAAAGTCCTGCAGAGCAAGGAAGCCTGTTTGGTTGGTTTCCATCATTTCATTTTTCATTGATTTCATCCTTTCATTTTGCAGATTGACGAACAGATACAGAGGTCTGCTCATAGACATGGACAAGACCGCTCAGCCACTCTGGTACAGTATCCTGATTTTCTGCGATCTGCTCTTTGACAAAAGCAGACAGACTGTTAGCATTGACAGTTTCATAGACCAGATCACCGCAGCCGTTTTCTTTCAAGGCTGCATACAGTTCTTCTCTGCGTCCTGCCACAGCAGAGGCACGGATCTTGGTGGTCAGAGCAAACATCGTTCCGGCACGGGTGAAATTCTGGGTTTCTGTTTCTGCCATTTGCACAGAAAGCTGATACTCTGTCTGTGCGATTTCCGCATGGATGTCCTTTAACTGCTGCTCTGCTGCTTTCTTTTTCTCACGGAGTTGTTTTAGCTGCTCCGCCAGTTCATACATATTCTGTGTTTGCATTTCAAACTCCTTCCTGAAATGGATTGCTGCCGTTTCGGTAATCATCCACCAGCATTTTCGCCAGATCTGCCTTATCCCGCAAAGCACGAAGGATTTTTGTATCGACTGTATGCTTTGCAGTCAGATAAATATACAGACAGTTTTCTGTCTGAGAGACTCTGTGGATTCTTGCTTTTGCCTGTTCAAAGTTGCTCATGCTGTAATCAAGCGAATAGAACACCATCGTGGATGCTGCTGTCAAAGTAATGCCCAGTCCTGCCGCTGCGATCTGCCCAACAAATACACGACAGTCTGCATCTTCCTGAAATCTGCGGATTTCCTCTGCACGGTCAGAAATACCACCACGCACAGACGCATAGCCGATCTGTTTTTGTTCCAGCAGTTTCTGAATCTCGTTCAGTTCCGGCACAAATCTTGCCATGATGACCAACTTTCTGTCTTCTGTAAGCATCGTATCCAGAATATCGGAAAGGACATCCAGTTTTGCTGTGCTGACAGCATTGCAATCTCCCTCGTCATCGGTGAGATGACCGCCTGTGACCTGAGACAGACGAAGCATTTTTGTCAGTACATTTACTGCCGAAATTTCCGAACCTGCAAGCTCCGCAAAACTTTCCTTTTCCAGCTGTTTGTACAGCTTCATGGCTTTCGGTTCCAGTTCTACCGTGCGGATTTCCTCGGTAATTTGAGGCAAATCCAGACATTCTGCCTTAGTTACACGATAGGCAACGGAATGCAGTTTTTGCAGGAATTCATCCATCATCTGCTTTCGGAAAACCGGAATGTGATTGCCGTATCCGCACATATCGAAATAACGACTGCGAAAAGCATAGAAGCTTGTCCCGAAAATCTCTTTGTTCAGAAAGCGGTACTGGGAAAAGACATCCAGTTCTTTGTTGGTAATGAGTGTACCGGTCAGAAGCAGTTTATATCTCGCCTGATCCCCCAGATGGTGCATGGCTTTGGACTGCGATGTACGATTTTCTTTGATCTTATGTGCCTCATCTGCTATGATAAGGTCGGCATCAA